CTGCCAATGGCAAAGTATTTCCCGAACAACTGGCAAGAATACGCAGAAGCCCCGGATGATTGTTTTCAACAGCATACATTCGAGGAGATCATGACATGGAAGGTTGCAGGATGGGAGCTACCGTCTTCTGTCTACTGCATCATTCGTGAAATGAATCTTAAGACTGGCAAGGTTAAAGAGCATACCTACCAACGAAAGCACGCAGCTTATGCTAAGGTTGAGCAGCTACTCAGTACTCCTGATACGGAGTTTGTAGTAGCAGACAACGATTCCATTCACCACCTGTTTCCTGGCGATGCACTACTTGACGATTCCGATGACGATGATGAGTGATTATGACATCGATGATCCATTCTTCGATGTTAATGATTACGAGTACATGCAAGACCTTGTTCAACCGATTGATTTGAATGGCGACCCCGAGTGAAATTGACCGTCAGGTTAAGTTTGAAAGGGAAGCGATTCGTCTTGGTGTAGAGAAACTACACAAGAACGTCAAGGACCTTGAAAAGAAGGACTACGCCAGTGCTTCGATTTATGGTTGTGCAAGCATCGACATGTTGCTTCCCAGCCTTATCAAACGCATTGACGACACAAAGGATCGTATTCATCGAGGCACCAACGGTGTAATGTTCAAGGAGATCAAGGAGTATCTTGATCCGATTGACACTGCAGCTGCTGCTGCCATTGCATTGAAGCTTACCTTTGACAAGGTGTTTGGTCAGACAGATGATTCAAACCTTCTTGTCAATGTAGCTGACAGCATTGGCACATCAATCGAGCAAGAAGCTCAGATGCAGTACTACGAGCGTGAGTACCCTGGTCTCTTGAATACAATCAAGAAGAACTATTGGCACAACACGACGGGTACGCAGCAGAAGTTTGTCATTGTTCGCACGATGATGAACCGCTACGACGATGTGTTTCAGTGGATTACATGGCCCCGAACCATGCGTGTCAAACTTGGCTGCTGGTTACTTGACTGCATTTGTGAGACAAGTGGTTGGTTCATGCCGCACTGGTCTTACATAAGCGGTAAGAAACGGCAGGTCATCATACCGACCCCTGAGTTTGCTGCTGTCAAAGATGACATCATCAGTAAGGCTGAACTGTTCAGTCCAATAGCATACCCAATGCTTATTGAGCCAAACGATTGGACCAATGAGCGTCAAGGTGGCTACCTTCTGAATGAGGTCAGACGTGGTAACGACATGGTGCGACGAGGTGTCCCATGTATACAGGGGGAAACTCCCATTGAATTCCTGAACAAGATTCAGAAGGTGGCACTCAAGCTAAATCCATTCATTGTGGAGGTAGCAGACCATTTCCTTGAGAAAGGAATTCAAGTTGGTAAGTTCGTACCTGTAATAGAAATCCCTCTTCCTCCTAAGCCAGCTGATATAGCTGACAATAAGGAGAGTCGTAAAGACTATCGAAGAAGGGCAGCAGAAGTCATGAATCAGAATGCAGCTTCATTCAAGAGGTCATGCAGAACGAGGATGACAATGCAAGCAGTGGACTTGTTTAGAAAGGAAAAGGCGTTCTATCTTCCTTGGTCATTCGATTATCGAGGAAGGGCATACGCAATTCCTGCATTTCTAACTCCACAAGACACTGACTTTGGTAAGAGTCTATTGAGATTTGCTGATGAGTCTTTTATGACTCCTGAAGCAGAAGAGTGGTTAGCTTTCCAAGTAGCTACAACTTACGGTCTCGATAAATCTCCTATTCAAGAAAGGTTAGAATGGGCTAATCACCATCACGACTTAATCAGTCACATAGTTACAGACCCAATTGGTTGTCTTTCTGAATGGGAAGCAGCTGATGAACCTTGGCAATTCCTTGCAGCATGTGAGGAGTACTACCATTGTGTCATTGAATGCGATCGTCAATTCACTGGATTGATGGTTGCTACAGATGCTACATGTAGTGGTCTTCAAATTCTTGCTGGTCTAGCTAAAGACAAATCAACTGCGTCTCTTGTCAATGTCACTCCTTCTGACCAACCCCAGGATGCATACAAAGTCATAGCTGAGGTAGCTAAACCTCACGTTCCTGAGTCAATCCGTCCTTATATGGATAGGAAGGTGACCAAAAGAACCGTCATGACCATCCCTTACAATGCTAAACCATTTTCTAATCGAGGCTACATTCGTGAAGCTTTGAAAGAGAAAGGTGTCGAGGTCTCTAAAGAAGATCTAACAGCGACTGTCAAAGCTGTAAGAGATGCTATGCATGAAATTGTTCCTGGTCCCATGGCTGTCATGGGTTGGATTGAGTTAGAGGTAGCTAAAGCTATTAGACGTGGAGTAAAAGAGATTCAATGGGTCACCCCTTCTGGATTTGTTGTCACTCAACGTCTGATGAAAAAGCTGACTGAAGAAGTCAAGCTTCAATTGATGGGTCGTGTCAAAATAGTTGTTGCAACTGAAGACAGCGACAAGGTAGACATCTTGCATCACAAGAATGCAACAGCTCCGAATCTAATACATTCTTTAGATTCAAGTCTCCTCCATCTTGCTACAGTTAGGTTTGATGCACCTATTGCATTGATCCATGACTCAGTGTTGTGTCGTGCTACTGACATGACTTCTTTGTCTACCATTGTCAGGGAAACCTACATGCATCTCTTTGCAGAACATGATTTCCTGGTAGACTTTGCCCGTCAGATCGGGGCAGAGACGGAGCCACCTATCATTGGTGACCTTCGTCCCGAAAACGTTCTGGCCTCCACCTATTTCTTTTGTTGATGTCTAAAACCATCGTCACCCAAACACCTGTTCGTCTTGAAGGCTATCAAGCTGTCTTCCAGCCGAGCAAGTTTGGCAACCTCAACCTTTCCTGCATTGTGGATGAGAGTGTTGTCGAACAACTCGAAGCTACGCGCACTGAACTCCTTGAGTGGTGCAAGAGCAAGGTAAAGAACCCTCGTCGTTCTGTCTGTAAGCCTGAGCCCTGGGAGGAAGTCTCTCAAGGTATGTACCAAGTGAAGTTCAAGTGGTCTCCTGACTCTCCTGTTCCCATTGTGGACAGCGAAGGGACACCGATCACTGAGGAGATCCCTTTGTACTCCGGCAGCCTTGTCAAAGTAGCTTTCCGCCAGAAGCCTTACACTCTTCCTGACGACAGCTATGGCACGTCTCTTAAATTGCAAGCGATCCAAGTCATCCAAGCTAGCGGTTCTGCTGGTGTGGATGGTGGAGATCTTGACGCGACAGAAGCCGCTGCCCTTTTCGGTCAGACTAAAGGCTTCAAGGCAAACGAACCGAACGTAACCCCCAACACCACCGACGACTCCGATGACTTCTGATTACAACGTCTCCAAGAATGCTGAGCTTGGTCTTTACGAAGCCACCTTCACCATTCAGCTGCCGCCCATCAGCGTTACTCGATACAAGGCTGACCGATCTGATTTCAAATATGAGATCCGTCGGGCTGTGTCTGAGATCGTTGAAGAGATTGTAGAGAAGGCAATCGACGAATGAAGTATCGCTCAGGTCTAGAAAAGAAAGTCGCTGACCTTCTACAAGAACTGAGCGTTCCATTTGAATACGAGAGCACCAAGGTTCCCTACGTGTTGCAATGCAACTACACACCGGACTTTCTCCTCCCCAATGGTGTCTATCTTGAAACCAAGGGGCAGTTCACACCTGAAGATCGTCGCAAGATGCTGGCTGTCAAAGCTATGCATCCTGACCTTGATATTCGGATGGTGTTTCAAGCCCCTTACAACAAGATTGACAAACGCTCTAAAACCACGTATGCTGCTTGGTGTGAAAAGAATGACATCAAGTGGTGTGCTTTTCATTCCATCCCCGTTGATTGGCTTAAATGAAACACGCTTACGGAACTGTTGAGTTTTACGCTGAACAGTTTGGAGACATTCTTGCTGATGTCGATGCTGTAGAACCCGCTTACTGTGCAAACATTGTTAAGGGATTCTATCAAGCTGTTGACGATTGGCTGGATTACCACAAGAATCAAACAGAAGCTTACGCAGAGCTTCGCCGTTACATTCAAGAGGCTGCCCTCAATGGCTGATCTACGAACCATCAAAGACTGTGCCTACTATCTGATCATGGCACTTGACAAAACCTCTTCCGCACAAGACGTACTCGAAGGCTTTGAACAAGCCCTGGATGACTATGAATGTTTCATCGTTCAACCACGAGGAATCAACGAGCGAGAGCGAATTTTTACGTCATGAACCCTGTCCGTCTTGCGGAAGTTCAGACGCTAATAGTCTGTATTCTGATGGGCACAGCTATTGCTTTGCTTGTCAAACCTGGACACCAGGAGACGGACAAACCTATTCACCATCACGCTCGACCTCAAGGGCAATGCTAAAAGGTTCCGCTTCAAGGCTTACCAAACGAGGCATCAGCGAAAAGGTCTGTCAACAGTACAAGATCTACAAAGACGGAGACGTTCTACGTTTCCATTACTTTGATGAAGCTGGTGTCTTGCTTGGTGCCAAGATCAAAACCAAGAACAAGATCTTCACTTATGAAGGAACAGCACCCACCTGCCTCTTTGGACAACACTTGTTTCCCGCCACTGGAAAACGAGTCGTCATTACTGAAGGGGAACTCGATGCAGCTTCATGTCAAGAAGCTATGTCGGGGTGGCCGATGGTTTCTCTACCTAGCGGTGCCGCTTCGGCAAGGAAGTCGATTCAAAGGGCTATCCCCTGGCTCCAGGGTTATGAGGAGATTGTCCTGTTCTTCGACAATGACGAGGCTGGCCGTAAAGCGGCGGAGGATGCAGCAAGCGTCCTGCCACCTGGGAAGACGAAGATTGCACGACTGGAGACACATAAGGATG